GTTCTGATTGCATTTGAGAATTTTGTTGAGCAACCTGTTGCTGCATCTGAATTCTCTTTTTACGTCTAGTTATAAGCAATCTTTCAGCTTGATTTATATCCTTTAAATCTCTGATAGCCATAGCATCCTCTAAATCAATCTCTTTCTGACTCAAAGCTATCTGTATGTTTTGCTCTAAGAAAGCTCTATCTTTATCCTCCATGTTCTTATGAACCTGAACCCCAAAATTATACATTGGGATGTCATTAAACGCAGATAAAACATTCATATTAGACTCGCCTACAGCATTTTTGTAAACATCCATAATAACAGACTCTTCTGGTAGAATCTGCAAACATTTAACTATGTCGCTACAAACCTTTTTATAGAGAATAATAGCAGAGTTAGTTATATCATATGTAGCATTATTTGAAGCAGCAATAGCTTGTTGTTGAACACCAACTAAAGCCTCTCCTTTTGGAGTGCTAGCATCAACAACCTCATTGATTCCTGTTACGTCACGAATCATTCTTAGGTAGTGGTTATATAAACCAATAAGCTCATTAATATTTCGAATGCTATTACCTATTTCACGAATAGGAGGATTTTGGAAGCCTCCCTCTGGATTCTTACTCCTATAGTAGAATACACCAGTTTGCTCATAAATATCATGGAGATCTAAAGGTTGTAATTCACCGCCTTTGCCTAGCTGAACATTTTCTAACCCTTCAATATCTATCATTAAGCCATCAGGCTTTGCTTTAGCTATAGACTGTTGAATTTTTAAGTGGGTTAACTGAAGCATATCAGCAAACCCTATGCAACTATCCACCATAGACTTAGGTGTCATATCCATAATGTTAGTAGCAACTACAGAATAAGAAAGATTAGCTTTACTTATGTCATGTATGTTTTTGGGTACATTGTGAGCTCTACCGTAACCAAATAATTTTTTTGTACCTAAAATATAATATCCTTTATAGACATTAGTTACTTCCATCTTATGAGGAGTTCTTTCGAAAACACTACTTTTCTTCTCTTTGTAAGAAAATCCTTGATAGAAAAAATTATTATTGCCGTGCACATTGCCTTTCTCCTCATAATACATGCAGTCAGTTGATAAGAATTCAAATTCTAAAACATCAACCATGTATTCATCATAATCGTAAACAGTTTTACCTAAAGTGGTATCATATTTAGAAGTACTAGAAGAAGTGCCTTTTATTTTTTTAGATATTTCTTCGTAGTCTTTTTCATTAAGATCATCACCAGCTATTCTTTTTAACTCTTGAATAGGCATACTCTTAATATGTCCCGCATATGTTAAATCAGAAAATGACGGATCTTCTGTTTGGCTATGAATAAAATCTTTAGGATCTATATATTTTGTAACTATACCGTAGTTAGGGTCATTTGTTCTTTTAACAACAGATATACCTATAGCTGCTAAATCATTAACGCATCTTCTAAAAGTGTTATCATTAAAGTTATTCCAAGATAACGTCATATTGGTAGCAATTTGAGCTGCTACCTCAGCATCACTTTTTATATTATTAGCTAAAAATATTTCTGACTCCTCTAAAGAGTCTGGTAACTGCTCTGGATCCATGTCTAAAACAATCCCAGTTTGCTCTTTGAAGTCTAACAATTCCTGCTTTGCAGCAATTTGTTCCTCAAGTTTCTTTTTAGCTTTATCTTTTTCAGACGAAGACAGAGGATCTATTGCTTCAAGATTTGGGTAAGGATCTCTTGCTAAGATTTTATTTACTACAATCTTAACGAATTTAGGTAAAATAGGTACTGGAGTGTAGTCAATATTTATAAGACTACCATCCCCTGAATTAGGATCTAAATTATTTAATAGTTTTTTATATATGTTTGTGTCCTGAGTACCATTAGCATACTTCCTGTTTTTCTCAAACAGATCATACCTTCTCCTGAAAATAGAATTAGAGTCACTTTTTTTACCCCACTGAGACTCTATAGCTTTGGCATATCTTAAACCATATGATTTAGATTCTTTTTCTTGCTGAGGAGCTAGCGGATCAGGAAAGTTTTTTGAACCTCTGTAATTTTTCATTTATCTAGGTGTGTATTATGCAAATATAAGAAATTAGCCGATGACTTCATATCGTCTAAAAAACTTACGTTCAGTGAAATCTGTTTTCTTTTTCTTTTTTGTTTTTTGAGACGCAAGAAGAGCCAAACCAGAGCTTATAGTAAGGTCAAATTTTGTTCTTTTATCTATCTTATAACCTATCCAATCCTCTAATGTTTTGTTAAAATACATGCTTCCCATCTCGCCAGTTTCTCTATTAACTCCAACATGGTTGTGTATGTACGACTCTATAGCATGTGCATGTGCTTGAATTACGTCTTGCGAGTTAGAAGGTATTCCTTTTGTTTTTGATTTTATAGTAGAAGTGTTTGCAGCCATTAAGTAGGCTGGCCTATCCATTAAGTAACCATCGTAACCTCTTGACTCAAAATGCCTTGCAATACCATACTTATTATTCTCGATCAATATAGGATAGCCATAAAATACTGCAGCCATCAATACATCTTCATAAAAAATTTTAGCAAGAGGCGGTCTGGCTGCATACTCTACAACAAACATATTTGATGGTTGATCCATATGAAACTTATTGTATATATGTAAAGCACCCTTAGAGCCTCTGCCGTCAACAGTAGCGTCTAGGTCATAAGAGTCAACACCTCCGCAACCTCTGTCTGCATTTGGAGCGATTTTTTTACCGCTTTCAATTTTCTTTTTATTCCTTAGTTCAGCTGGTGGCATCCAAGCAACTTTAAACCTACCATTAGGATCTGGACTAAATATCACCTCTGTATCTTTTTTACCTTCTTTCCATATAAAATTACCTCTAACGATAGGATTTGGAAACAACTCATCATTGTGTTCTACCTGCTCATATATCTGCCCAACATTAAACAAACTACCTTCTATACTATCTCTGAAAGCTTCGTCTTCTGTAAAAGGGAATTGACGTATAACTTCGTTAAGTTCGGATGCATCATCCTTTAGGGTTTCTCTTTCATTCTTTAAGAATGTTTTAGCTCCATTATGAATTGGATCAGAATCAATACCTTCAATAACTTTAATAGGATCTTCAATAACAGGTTGTCCGTACTTATCAAAGAAGCCTTCTAAAGACTCATATGCTGGTATAAACAATCTATAGAGACCAGTTCTAGTCCTCCCATTTGCGTTCCTCTCCAAAGGATTCGAATCCTCCCATAGATTTTTGTATTGACTGCCTCCCTTGTCCATTGGATTTACTGTGCTTCCGACTAGTGCTTTTCCGACGATTTTTCTTCCGACGATCAAACAAGTCCTCTGAATCCTCCATGCGTCTCTTATGTCTGTAGGTCTTTCCCATTTTCCTGCTTCATCTAAATACAACAAGTGTAGTTTTTCACCGTCGTATGCGTTATTAGTTGTGTTTTTCCAGTTTATAACTGTATTAAGAGCCTCTCCAGTTTGAGAGGTCTTATTGTTTTTTGTTATACGTTTTGACGGCTCTCTAAAAGCTAGCTCCATACGTGGATTGGTAGTACCGTCTTGTATAGGTTTAAAGAAGAATGGATAGTTTCTAAACATATAAACTACCTTCTTCATAAAAATATTCTCCTGAGCATCCTTACCAGTTTTCGATTGTATACCCATAAGTTTGTCTTTAACTTGGGTTGCTTCGTCAACAAGTACAGCAGAGCATATATTAGTATACCCAGAACGACGGCACTTAGTATAAAGCTGACCAATGCAACGTGGATCAGTTTCGCATGCAGCCATGTGTAGAAAGATTTCACGTTGAAAGTTAAGAAAGTATGGGTAGCCAATATCTAGCTTGGTCCACTGCAACATCATGTAATGCCGCCCCGTAATATATGTAGCTGTACCGTTGTTATAAAACCAAAAACCCTCACGCCTACGCCTAAACTCCTCCTCGATATATGGGCGAAACTTCTCTCTGAACTCCCTTGGCATTTCCGACCACTCATCCATAGATTTAATACGAGACAATTCCTTCGGCATAGGTATCCTTCTCCACACCTGCATAGAGTTTGATTCTTTATATCC